GTTCCGACTGTTGCCCCTGGCAATTATCTTTGGACTAAGACGGTATGGACTTATACAGACGGCAACACAGAGACCGGCTACACTGTCTCTCGTATTGGTCGTGACGGAAACACAGGCCGTGACGGTATCGCTGGTAAAGACGGAGTAGGTATTCGTTCTACGACGATTACTTACGGAAAATCGACATCTGGCACAATTCAGCCAACGTCATGGACATCTCAGGTACCAAGCGTCCCCAACGGTCAATTTTTGTGGACAAAAACCGTTTGGGCATATACGGATAATACTTCAGAAACTGGTTACTCAGTGGCTAAGATGGGGGAAATAGGTCCTACAGGCGCAAAGGGTGACCGAGGGGCTACAGGTCCACAAGGACTACAGGGGCCTGCAGGTCCGCAAGGTCCACGGGGAATCCAAGGCCTTCAGGGTCCTAAGGGAGACCAGGGGATAGCTGGCCCTAAAGGTGCTGATGGTCGCACGCAATATACACATATTGCTTATGCGGATAATGCAACTGGTGGTGGCTTTAGTCAGACAGACCAGACAAAAGCATACATCGGCATGTATCAAGATTTTACTGCTATCAACTCTACCAACCCAACAAGCTATCGCTGGAGCAAGTGGAAAGGCTCTGATGGAGCCCAAGGCATACCTGGACCTAAGGGGGCAGACGGTCGAACTCCGTACATTCATTGGGCTTACTCGGATAGTGCGGACGGTACAGGCTTGACCACATCGGATAATGGTCAGCGGTATATTGGTCACTATTCAGACTATACCCAAGCAGATAGCACAGACAAAACTAAGTATCGCTGGGCTGATAGATGGGCGAAGATTGAAGTTGGTGGACGGAACATTTTACGGAACGCCACTTTCTCGAACCCGAAAGAGCGCTCTGAGACATTTACGGTTGGAGGTACTACCTACAAGAATATAGAGATTCCTAATTGGGGTAGTATGTACAACAGTGGAATCACAAATCCAACAATATCTTATCATGCGTTTTATCGTGAATCATTTAATGGCACCGGACCAGTTATTGAATTTAATGAGTCTAATGGTCAGCGCAACTGGAAAGCACTTTACCAAACATTGCAAGCAAGCGACCTTAGAGTGGGTAAATATACTTTCTCCGCAGACATTTTTACTACTGGTGTTGGTACTAAAATTCGGTTTGGTATTTACTACTACAATAAGGCTGGTCAGCAAAGTTTCCATTCTGGGCTAACGACAATCGATATATCTACGATTAACAAGTGGCATAGAGTATCTGGCAATCTAAAATTAAATGATGATATTGATTTCAACAGAGAAGTCAGAATCTATATCTACGCTTACGACTTTACTACAAATTCCATCCTATATTTGACCAAGCCGCAACTAGAGGAAGGAACAGTTGCGACAACGTTTGGCGAAGCGCAGGCCGATGTTGAAAAACGTATCGACGCAAAAGCGGACCAAGCATTTACCCAAGAGCAACTCAATTTACTAAACGAGCGGGCGGGTATCATGCAAGCGGAGCTGGAAGCCAAAGCGAGTCTCGACACTGTAAACAATATCTTGAAACAAATCAAAGATATGAAAGCAGCCGACGAAGCTACATGGGCCAAAGTTGAAAAGGACCTGATAACTCACTTACAGCGTGTCATAAAAATTGAGACAAACCTAGGAGACCAAGCACAGCGCTGGAATGCGGTAGATACCTTTATGCAGGTCTCAAACGATGGTTTGTCACTAGGTAAGGCAGACGGTAGCTCCAGCATGTTGTTTAGCCCAGATGGACGTATCACGATGTTTTCGAGTGGTACTCCAGTCATGTATGTGGATAAAGGGGTTATCCACATTGACAACGGTATTTTTTCAAAGACGGTTCAAATCGGACGTTTTAGAGAAGAACAGTACCATAACAATCCAGACATCAATGTTAAACGGTATGTTTATTAGAAAGGGATAGCTTGAAAGTATGGCAGTATTTAGATATTCAGGGAACTGGAGAGGTTTCCTAGAAGGCACATCATCCACCGTCAGTCAAGATATAAGCGGAAACAGCTCAGTAATCAAGATTGATGTTTGGATAGGAATGGACACAGGGTGGAACATTAAGTTTGGTAATACTTACGGCAATACCGTCACCGTCACTTGTGATGGTCAATCTCAAACTATTGCCGTAGGTCCTCTATACCTCAATGGCTCCAAAAAGCATTTAGGCTCAGTACAGTTTAGAGTGGGGCACAATGCTGACGGAACAAAATCAGCAGGAATTAGTTTGAGTTCTAATATGAGTAATATCAGCTATGGAACTTTGAACTTTGGTAACGCCTCAGGGAGCTGGTTTCATGGCTTGACCACTATCCCACGCTCCAGCTCTGTAAGCGTTAGCTCTGGGACTATTGGTAGTGCACTTACTATCAATATCAACCGTCAAAGCTCTAGTTTTAAGCACATTGTCCGGTATGCCTGGGGAAACAAATCAGGGACAATCGCAACCAATGTAGACACATCTACAACTTGGACTATCCCACTTGATTTCGCAAATGATATTCCGAACTCAACAAGTGGGACTGGTACAATCTACGTTGATACCTACTCAGGTTCAACAAAAACAGGTACGCAATCAACCGCCTTTACAGCAAGCGTTCCAGATAGTATCAAGCCCAGTTTGACTGGTTTCACACTGGTAGACGGAAATACTGCAGCTAGGACGCTGATTCCAGGAGAACAACAGTTTGTGCAGATTGTTTCGAATATCGCTGTACATTTCGGACAAGCAACAGGGGCATACGGATCAATTATCAGTGGTTACTACGCAGAAATTGTCGACAGGAACCAATCTACCAGTCAAAATGGTGGTAGCTTAGGGATCATGAACTACCATGGTCAGGTTACTATACGAGCAAGGGTGACAGACAGCCGTGGTCGAACGAGTAACATGATAGAGCGAACTGTGACAGTGTTGGAATATTTTGCACCAGCTTTCAACTTTAGCGTGGAACGTTCAGGAGCGACATCGAGTACATTCTCTATTCTCAGAAACGCTCGTATAGCTCCGCTGACGGTAGGTGGTAGCCAGCGAAATATAATGACTTTAACTTTTCGTGTAGCTACAGCTGATAGCAATAATTACACGCCAGACAATGGTCCGGCATCTGGTACTTTTACGACCTTGGCGAGCCTGACAAATTCACTGGCCAATCTATCAGGTACTTATTCTTCTGATAAGTCGTGGGATGTCATAGGAATACTTGAAGACAAGTTCACTCGTTCGGAGTTTAAAATCAAAGTTTCGACCGAAGCGGTAGTATTCAGCTACGAGAAGGGCAACCGCTTTGCGGTTGGTAAAATCGTAGATACGAACCTTCCGGGAGGGTCTGTAGAGTCAACTGGTGGATATTACTTGAACGGTAAGTCGATTCAACAGTATCAGTTGACGAGAAATGACGGTAGAGCTCATATAAATCTATACAGCAAAATAGAAGAGTATGTGCAGTCAGGTTTTTACTATGTGGATAGCCCAACCTTACCGGATCCAGTTGGGGGGTATTTACTTGTAGAGAGCTATGATACTAGATATGTCAAGCAAACTTACACTCCTTATAACAAAAATAAGACCTATTTACGAGTAAAAAATAATACGACTTGGACACCGTGGGTTGAATATGCCAAGGATGACCACCCCAACCTCATCAACACTGGTTGGCAGTCAGCAGGGTATCCAGGTACTTATTACAAGCGTGTTGGGGATGTACTAACAATTAAGTACGATTTCACAGGTAACGGATCAACAATGAACATAGGGAGCATCCCAAGTGATATTTGGGTTGCGCCACAGTCCTATATGTTAGTAATCGCTAAGTGGGCTATTAGTGGTTCTGATAACAGCCATGTCCAAATCAACCAAGGCACAGGAGCGTTTAATGTACTGGCCACTGGTAATGGAATTGTGTATAGAGGTCAGTTAACTATTATGATTTAGAAAGGAAATACCATGAAGTTCAAATTTTTAACCAAGAGTACGGAGTGGCTTGGGTCTTCTCCACATCGTACTATTGTAGTTGTAGGGAACGAAGAGGGAGCAACTATTCCCTATGCCTTTGATAAAGAAGCTATCAATTTGACAGATAGCGAGCTATTCGATATGGCTATGGAGAAAATGTATCAAGAAAATTTCCCGAACAGAGCAGAAGATGAGAAATTTGAGTTCTTTAACAAAGCTATTTTAGAAGTCCGAAAGGAAACTGAAAAGAATCGTGAAATCGCTAAGACAATGTCTTTGTCATTTACTCAGTTTGTCGAGTTGTTAGAAGAGCGCGGAATCGTCTTAGACGATGAAGAAACAGAAGAGGTCGCAGACCATGAAACTATTATCGAAAATCAAGAACAAAATTAGAGGAGGAATCGCAATGATGGTTAATTTATATTTTATGCAGGTCGAAGAAGGTTGGATCACACTTGAGCAAGTGCCTAAAAAGTACCGTGAACGTGTACGTAAATTGCTTGAGCTGTCTGAATTGAAAGATGGTAAGTAGCCTATGGTCGAAGAACCAAATCTTTTTATCCAAATTTTGCATGCAGCAACACCTTTCGCTGGAACATTAGTGACGGCGATTGGCGGGGTTGCCATCGCAAAGATTGGAGCGAACAATAAGAACGAACTAACGGCTATCAATGCTCGTCTAACGACTTTGCAAAAGGTTGCAGATGACAACAAGTCGACTGGTGAAGCGATTAAGCATGATGTCAAAAATCTCAAAACGAGTAGCCGTAGTAGTCGTCGTTATGTCCTCTATCGCGATTTGGACGCTGCCATCGAGCGAGGATGGACAACTCTTGAAGAACGTCGGGAAATCGCCAAGTTGTTTGAATCGTATAAGATTTTAGGCGGCAATGGCGAAATTGAAACTATGTATGGCATATATTGTGAGTTGCCATTGAAGAAGGAGAATTGATATGAATCAACTTACAGAAATTATTATTGGGTCTGCTACAGGTATCTTAGCTATCGTTGCTGGTATGATTGTCCATGAAGTCAAGAAGTATCTGATTGCCAAAGGCGGTAAACGAGCCATTGAAATCACAGAGATTTTGGCGCGCAATGCGGTTAATGCCGTTGAGCAGATTACCAAATTAGACCAAGATAAGCACGTCGATAAGTTAGACATGGCTAAGCGTCGTATAAATAGCCAGCTTGCCAAATACAACATTTACATGACCGAAACACAGTTGGAAACCTTTATTGAATCAGCTGTAAAACAGATGAATGATAGTTGGAAGGGAGAAGAAAATGACAACAGTAAATGAAGTAGTTAATTTTGCCAAAGACCTAGCCAACCGTGGACAAGGTGTAGACTATGATGGTTGGTACGGTAAGCAGTGTGTAGACCTACCTAACTGGATTTGCGGAAAATTCTTCGGCAAGCCTTTGTGGGGCAATGCCATTGATTTGATAAAGTCAGCCAAGCAACACGACTTTGAGGTGCATTACATGCCTACCTCAGAACGTCCACGTCCAGGGGCTATCTTTGTCAAGAATTACTGGGCAGGTGACGGTATCAACTATGGGCATACTGGTCTGATTATCGGAGTCAGTGGCAATACTGTCCAAACTATTGAGCAGAACCTAGTTGGTAATCTGTCTGTCGGTGGTCCTGCTCAGTATTCTAGTCAGCAAATCAGCAATCTTGTTGGCTGGTTTTATCCGCCTTATAGCGACTCTGCTGCAGTGGCAACGCAGTCAAACAGCGGTAATCTCGGTAAGGTCAAAGACGAGCAGGGGACAATGACCGTTAAAGTATCTCTGCTCAATGTCCGAGACAAGCCTGGTCTAGACGGTAAAGTTGTGGCAACGTACACGAATGGCGAGCAATTTAATTATGATTCGGTCTATATTGCCGATGGATACATTTGGGTATCGTATGTTAGCCGTAGCGGTGTACGTCGCTATGTAGCAGCAGGCGAGGAATCAAATCGGTGTAACGTGGTGCCTTATGGTACGTTTAAATAGTTTTCAACCCAGCTTCTGCTGGGCTTTTTTTGTTTGCGAAGATTTTTCTTGACAAAATATAGGGATGTGTGGAATAATAATTGTGAACAGAAACGGTTTAAACACCTCCTTTCTATGTTCCGACATCGCTTGTCGTTAAACCCATGCCTTGTGGCAATGAGGGGGCGGAGGGACGCGCTCGTTAACAGAAGTATCCCATTGGAAATGCGTCCTGCCAATATCCCGTTGGTAGGATTTTTTTGTGGTAGGTGTAGATGAAGAGTAAGAGATTGAAACTTGGTCAAATTGATTTACAAATGTGTAAAGATTTTGATATTATCCAAGCTATGGATTATGATTTTCAATGTAAGAAAATCTTGAATAAAGGTCGTGGTTTTGCGATTGTTTTGGTGCAAATCCAAGAATTGACTTTCCTTATTCCCCTGCGTAGTTATATGCCAAAAAGGTATCAGTTAAAGTATAAATTGCGCCCGTCAAACAGGGTAGGGTATGTCGAAGGATTGGATTTAGGGAAATCTCTTATTTTGGAAGATAAGAAATATCTTTTGAATACTAACTTTCGATTGCGAGAGGTGACAGACTACTATAAGTTGATGGATAACGATAAAATGATTATCAATAAACTTATTAAAGTTATTGTTGATTTTAATAAAGCTGTATCGGATAAGGATATTCACAAACTAACAGACCCTAAACGTTTTAAGTTTTCAACCTTTGTCAATTACAAAGAGCGTCTGAAAACTATTTCTGAGAAAGATTATTTAAAATAG